TTAACAGGCCGGGGGCTTTTTTCTTATCCTCCCCCGAAGGATTTATTCCACCCGGTACTTCTCCGGATCAAAAGCGTCTTTCTTCCTCCAGCCGTCAGACAGCGTGTCCTGAACATGCTTCATGGCTTTCGTGTAGAAATCGGTCAGTTCCTCCAGTGTGACGAACTCCCGATATTGGGGAACCTCATCCGTACCGAACTTGAATGTCACGGGAAGCGTAGCACCACCAGTCTGTACGGCCAGATCATACGCTGCCTTATAATTGAACTGGTTTTCACTTGACAGCCATACCGGCATACCTTCATAGAGAAAACCGGAAAGTATCTCACGGTCAATTTGCTCATTACACCAGTCTGTAATGACGGACTTTATAGTATCCATGTGAGGTCTGCCGACAAAGCCTTCCTCCATGTAGGAGGCGGATCCGTCCTCACGTTCCTGTACATCCCAGCGGATGCGCCATCTGTTGCGTGCCGGGCTCACGCACTCGATCAGTTTTATCCCGGATGTTCCTTCTACCCGTTTCATGTAAATATGTATTTAGTTCGACCCTTGCCGAAGGTTTCCGTCTTGATGGTGGTCTCGAACGGGAAGCCGTCGGGCATATCCTTCACTTGCAAGAGGATGTTCTTCATCTCCTCGCTGTTGGTAAAGAACTTTTTCGGTTCACCGTTCATCTCAATGGCCACGATACAGCGGTCCTCGCCCTGTTCGGTCTTGATGCCCGTCTCGAAGTCCTTCACCACAATCGGTAAGTTCACCAGCTCCCGGATGCTTACCACCACCCCGGGAAAACGTTTCTTGCCGTCCTCCGGCTTGTAGGAAACGTTCAAGTCTTTAAATGATCTCATGTCTTTGCCTGTTAATTTTTTAAACAACGTATGACAGTCGGCGTGCTTGGCCATTCCATAGAATGACGCTACCAGTTCACGCCTTCTTCTTCTCGATTTTACCTCGTGCATTTTTCGGGCGAATTTCTGCTTGATGCGTTTACGGATACGGACATGCTCCGGACCATAAATCACATAACCGAGAAAATCTATGCCCTCTTCCACCGGGAACACGCGCTCGTCAGATTTTATCTGAAGCCCTATCCGTTCCATTTGTGAGTGGACAGCATCACGAATCATCCACAGTTCCGCTTTCGTTTTACCAAGTACAAGACCGTCATCACAATAACGATAGAAATGACGGACACTGTACTTATCCTTCAAATAATGGTCTAAAAAAATAGACAGGAGTAAATTACCGGTAGCCTGCGAGCTTCTAAGCCCGAAACTGATACCGCTGTCAAGCATCATTATAAAGGAATTGAGAATTCCAAGCAGTTTCTTGTCCTTGAAAACACGGGCAAAGCACCACATAGCAAAATCCTGACGTACATTGTCATAAAAATGGTGAATGTCAAACTTATAACCATACCCTGTCCCTTCCGGATCCGTTTCCATGTCACGACAGATGAACTTCATCAGGTCATGGGTGCCGCGTCCCTGGATAGATGCCGACGTTGTACGTATAAAGCGCCTGCGCAGGTGTTTGTCCACTACGGTCATGATGGCATGTACTCCGATACGGTCATACATCGTAAGAATCTGCAAATTCCTTGCCTTTCCATATTCCCAGATAGTCCGTTCACGATAACCGCTGACACGGAAAGAGCCGTCTGATATACGTTCTGCAAGTTCCTTTATAACTTCCTCCCTATGCGCAAGCAGGTAGCGTCCCTGGCGGCTTCGTTTACGTGACGTTCCGCGAAGGACCTGATTGAACGACTCCGACATGTTGGAGTAATCCGCTATCTCCTCGATAATATAACCTTCTCTGCGCATAACTGTTTTTCTTGGGGCCTTCAATCCCCCGGGCCCGGCTTCTTCGAACCGTTTCCGGCCTACCAAACCCTACCCGACACTTTATTTTTCAGTTTTCCGGCCCTTACGGACCGCTGTTACTGCGGCTTACCCCCCTCGGCACCACGGTGGGGACAAGTCCCCGGTGTTGTACGCCGATTAAAATTTCCTTTCGATTGTTGTTCAGACGAGAACCGATGTTCGTGTTCGTATTCGAGGAATCGTTGTTCGCATTCGACATCGAAACACCGCCATTCGGGTTCGCGTTGTTGTTGCCACGATAGACCACACGGCCTATGGGGAGGCGCCACCTTTCAAATGCAAAAGTACTATTTTCAAATTATTATTTAACAAACAGATACAAAACCTGACGTCAAAAAAATATTTTTCGACGGGCTGACGCCCGTAATGAACGGCGTTCCCCTGCTCGGGGAACACCGGACGTTTTGTCGCTTCGCTCCCGCTTTGACGCTTTACGCGGCCAATCATGCTACCTCGCTTAACGACTTGAACGCAGCGACGCTTGACGCCCTAACGAGCCGACCGCGGAAGGCCAGACGAGAACCGATGCTCGTGCTCGTATGCGAGGAATCGTAGCTCGCATACGACATCGAAACACCGCCAT